TGAAGACAGAAGTCATGTGCGTCCAAGTGGCCACAATCTCGGCGGCGATTCCGGCGTACGAATGGGGCGAGTGTCTCGACGAATCTTTGGAGCTCGATTATGAGAAGACAGTCTTCTTCGGGCTGGACTGTTCACCGGATCGCCGTCACGCAGCTCTCGTCGCTGGTCAAAGACTCGATGATGAGAATTTCATGATCAAGCTTCTCCACACTTGGGACAATGCCGTCCCTCTCGATGATAAATCGATCGCCAATGAAATCGCGGACTATTGTCAGCAAATGCCGGTCGAAGCCATTGCGTACAGCAAGAGAACATCGAGCGCAATCGCGGCGCGACTTGTACCCGCCGGTCTTCCAATCGTGGACATCGATGGTGGAGAATACGGACAAGCTTGTGACGAACTGTTGGGAGCAATCACATCGAAGAGACTCAAACACAAGGGACAGCCGGAATTGACAAAGCAAATCTTGTCAGCGGCGAAGTTACCTTTCGGAGATGGCGGGTGGACTATTGGACGGAAGGCGAGCGGCACGGTTGTATGCGCGACGGTTGCGTCTGCGTTAGCGACCCACTTCGCGACACGCCAAGAGACGGATATTGACATTCTCATCGGCTAGATGTACGCATGAGAGAGAATTTGCGCATGGCATTGCGTGACTTCTTGTTTCCAACTGTAACTCAGGCGACCGCACCGGAAGCGGTCGTCGATGTCGAAGCGTCTTTGTATCCTGTCAATTCTGTCGATTCACTTGGATCTCCGTATCTTTGGAATGGTCAATCTGCGACTCGTAGCGAAGCAATGGGCGTCCCAACAATTGCACGCGCTCGCAACATCATTTGCTCTGTCGGAGCTTCTCTGCCAATCGAGACATACGACAAAGCAACTCGCCAAAATGTGCCGTCTCCACGGGTAATCAATCAACCCGATCAGCGAATCACCGGCGCGGAATTTTGGAGCTGGATATTTGAAGATCTACTTTTCCGGCCGGCGGCTTACGCTTACGCGACAGCTCGTTACGCCGACACGGGTCGTGTTCAAAACATGGAACGCGTTGCACCCGAGCGAGTTACAGTCAAAACAAACACTAACGGCACAGAAATTGAAGGCTATTACATCGACGGCCGACCAATCGACGCTGCAAATCTCATTGTCTTTGGATCTCAAGATGAAGGTCTTTTACAGCGTGCCGGTCGCACGATTCGGACGGCTCATGCTCTCGAAAAGGCTGCATTTAACTTTGCACTCAATCCAATTCCACAGACTGTCTTAAAGTCTCGCGGCGTTGCACTTCCAAAGGATCGCTCTTCTGCACTTCTCGCAGCTTGGCGCAAGGCTCGTCAAGATGGATCAACAGCATTCCTCAATGCCGATGTGGACTTGGAGACTGTGGGCTACGATCCAAAGGCTCTTCAAATGAATGAAGCTCGCCAATATTTATCTCTCGAACTTAGCCGCGCAATCGGACTCCCTGCATGGTTCGTCTCATCAGATCCATCATCGATGACATATTCAAACGCTGTGAATCAGCGTCGTGATCTCATCGACTTCTCAATTCGCCCGCTTCTCACAATCGTCGAGCAAAGACTTTCAATGACGGACTTCACTCCGGCTTCACAATTTGTGCGCTACTCATTGGACGACTTCCTTCGTGGAAATCCTTTGGAGCGTGCTCAGGTTTATCAGATTCTCACAGGTATCGGCGCAATGACTCCGGAAGAAGTACGAAAGGCAGAAGACATCACATCATGAAGCTGACGACTCCAATGCAAATCACCGCAGCTGATTCAGAATCACGAATCATCACCGGCAAGATCATTCAATTCGAAGAAGCTGGCAATGCTTCAACCGGAAAAGTAATTTTTGCAAAAGGTTCAATCGAACCGGCCGATGTAATGCTTAATCTTGAGCATGATCGCACTCGCAGAATTGGAAAGCCACTTGTCGCAGAATTATCAGCGGACAAAGGCTCAATCACTTCGAGCTGGAAGATTTCAAACACAACCGCTGGCACAGACGCCATCGTCGAAGCAATGGACGGACTTCGAGACGGCTTGTCCGTAGAAGTATCCGTCAGCGATTACATCATGGAGAAGGACGGCACAATGCGCGTCTTGTCAGGTGAGCTCACAGGCGTCGGCCTTGTAGCTGAACCGGCTATCCGATCAGCTCGCGTCACAGATGTCGCAGCGAGCGAAGAAGATTCTGAATCCACTCCGGAGACAGAAGAAACCCAACCAACAGAAGGAGACGAAGTGTCAGAAAACACCGTCACATCAGCGGACGCCGTCGAGACGGTAGAAGCTGCACAGGCTGTCACAGAGACAGTCGCAACAACTCCACGCTACTCAGTAGGCAAGGAGCGTCTTGACCTTTCAGCTGCAAAGCAGGTTGAAATGACAATCAAGGCGTCACTTGGTAACGAAGACGCTCGTCGCTATGTAGCCGCCGCAGCGGATACAACAGACAACGCAGGTCTAATCCCGACCCGCCAACTTTCAACCGTAATCAACGGTCTTGCAAACGCAACTCGCTCAAACATCGACGCAATCAGCCGTGGCACATTGCCTGACGCTGGTATGACTTTCGAAATCCCTAAGATCACACAGCTTCCATCAGTAACACAGGAAGATGAAGGCGGAACTCTTGCCGATGTAGATCAGAACTCTGAATTCTTGTCTGTATCAGTCAAGAAGTATTCAGGAGCTCAGACATTCTCAGTCGAGCTCTTTGATCGCTCTTCACCTGCATTCATCGATGAGCTTATGCGCAACATGGCTGCACAGTACGCAAAGGCAACAGACACCGCGGTCAATGCGGCTCTCATTGCTGGCGCAACAGCTGACGGCACAACAATCACAACTTATCCAACAGGTGCGGAGCTTCTTGGCTTCGTGGCTCGCGGTGCAGCTTCTGTCTATCAGAACACACAGGGCTTCGCTCGTAACATCATCATGAACACATCACAATGGTCAAATGTCATGACACATAACGACAGCGGACGCCCAATTTATAATGCTCAGGTTCCGAGCAATGCGGGAGGACAGGTTGCACCATCATCTGTTCGCGGAAATGTTGCAGGACTTGATCTGTATGTAACAGCGAACACAGCTGCAACAACAGACACAGACGATTCAATTTTGATCGTCAATCCTGATGCTTACACATGGTACGAGGGACCTACTTACCAGCTACGCGCTGATGTAATTGCTTCCGGATCCATCTCAATCGTCATGTACGGTTACGGCGCAATTGCGACGAAGATCGGTGCTGGCGCATTTGGCGTAAATAAGACCTGATAAATCGCTAACAATCAATCATGGCCTAGTTCGCTCCCGAGCTAGGCCAGCCGTAGAAGGGAAGAGCTCATGCCATCCGTCATCACAGCTGCACAGTTGCGATCTGTTTTAGGTGTGAGCTCTTCTCTTTACAATGACGCTTATCTTGAACAAATCATTGACTCGGGAGAAGCTGTTATTTTGCCGCTTCTTGTAGCAAATCAAGTTGCCGTCGATGCTTACAAGCTCGAAAACAATGTGGCGTATTTCTACACAGCGCGATTGCATGATTTTGTCATCGGACAATCAATTGTGGTTGCTGGATTGCCATCACCATTTTCAAACACATTTACCGTTGCCAGCCGTGGCGACTATTACTTCAGCGCAGCTCTTACAAATGCCGATGTTACAAAGCGCGCAATCGTGCCAAATGGCACAGCGACTCTTTCCGGCTATGGCGCGGCAACACTTTATGCAGCAAATCCGGCCATCGAATCTGCGATGTATGCCGTGTGCATTGAAATCTTCCAAAGCCGAATCGCTGCCGGTGGCCAGATCGAAGGCGTTGATTTTTCCGCGACGCCGTACAGAATGGGCCGCAGCTTGACGAACAGAGTGTCGGCATTGCTTCAGCCGTATCTTGATGTCGAAACGATTTGTCAATGACAGCATCATCAATTGCCGTCGATGTTCGCGGTGCTTTGAAAACAGCGATTTCATCCGTTGCTGCAAATGTTTATGATTCCGTACCTGAAGCACCGATGGTGCCATTTGCTGCGGTTGTACCTTTTGCGCCGTACCTTGAAACAGTTTTGATCAACAAGTCAAGCATCAAAGTCAAAGTCAATCTTGTGATCACAATCGGCGTTGCGATGTATTCCAACGCGGCAGCACTCGACAACATCGAGCAGCTCACAATCAGCATTTTGGCGGCATTGCCGGCAAATTACACATTGGGAAATGTGTCAAATCCAATTCCCGTCCAAATAGGCGCGTCAGAGATTCTCGCTTGCGAGATTGAAGTCTCGACCTATTACACACAAACAAACTAAGGAGACCAAGTGGCAACGACCGTCATTACCGGACGCGATCTGACCTTGACGATCGCGACCACATCTTACGACGCACAGGCAACAAGCGTCACACTCACAAACGAGCACACAATCGAGACCTATCAGACACTCGATGGCCGCGCTTACAAAGCGATCGATGACAGCTGGACGCTGGATGTTGAAATGCTTGCAGATTGGGGCGCATCAGGTTCGCTTTGCGAAGCAATGTGGACAGCTTGCGAATCAGCACCAAATACAACATTGGCTGTTTCATTAACAGCTGCAACAGGCGCGGTTTTTGCTTGCAATGTTTTGCCTGTATTCCCAAGCGTGGGCGGATCAGCTCCGGGAGCACAGACAGTTACAATGTCAATGCAGGTTGTTGGAACACCAACAGAGACTTTCAGCTAAGAATAAGAATCGGGAGCAAAAATGAAACTGAACATCACAATTGAATACTTCTCAGGGGAGTCCGCGACTTATCTCGCGGCTCCACCTGAGTGGGCAAAATGGGAATCAAAATTCGGCAAAACTATTCAGCAAGCCGATTCAATGGGAGTCAGCGATCTGCTCTTCTTGGCATACAACGCCATGAAGCGTGAAGCCGCTGGCAAGGCCGTCAAGCCTTATGAAGCTTGGATCGAGACAGTTGCAGATGTAGAGGCTGGATCGGATAGCCCAAAAGTTATCCCGTCGGAAGCTTAAATCGACTAATCGTTGAGCTTTCAATCGCGACTCACATCCCGATGGAAAGTTGGCAGACGGCGGAGCAGATTTTGACAGCAATCGAGATTTTGGAGAAAAACAATGGCAGGTAAGCGCGGTGTGTACAGCATCGAAGTTGAGCCAGCCGAATTGAAGAATTTGATTCAAACTCTCAACAAGCTCGACAAAGAAACTCAAAATGTTGTTCGCGATAAGGCGTACGGATTATCTCAACGCCTAGCCGGACAATTGATGATGTTTTCGCATTCTGCGCCAGCTCCACAAACAAAGCTTGTCGCTCAAACTATCGCGGCAAAACGAGATCGCTTGATCCGCGTTGATGTCGGTGGCCCAAAGAAGGTCGGCCGAAAGTACGGTGGAGAGACATCCAAATCCGGCAAAGGTAAAGTGCGACAAAACGCAGCTCCGGCCGGTGCTTTGTTATGGGGCACAGAATACGGATCGGGCCCGGGCGTGGACTCAATCGGTCGCGCTTACACAAACCGCTTCAAAGCACCGCGCAACAAACGCGGCTATTGGATCACTCCGGCTGTTGATTTTTACACACCAATTGTTGCCAAAGAATACATTTCGATGATTCAAGGCGTGATCAATGATTTGAGGTTGGATTGATGGCCGGTATTCCAAAAGTAAAGATCACCTTTGATGCTGATTTTGATGAGCTCAAAAAGGGAGTCAAAGGAGCTGAAAAAGAAGTCTCAGGATTCTCCGACAAGATTGGCAAATTTGGAAAGGTAGCCGCTGCGGCATTTGCGGCCGCTTCCGTTGCTGCCGTTGCCTACGCTGGCAAGCTTGCGATCGATGGCGTGAAGTCTGCCATTGCTGATGAAGCTGCTCAAAAGAAATTGCAGCTCACATTACAAAATGTTACCGGAGCAACCGACGCACAAGTCAAAGCGACCGAGCAATACATAACGAAAACACAGCTTGCTTTTGGTGTGACCGACACGGATTTGAGGCCATCGCTAGAGCGGCTCGCTCGCGCCACCGGAGATGTGGACAAGGCAACAAAGCTTCAGACACTAGCTCTCGACATTTCAGCCGGTAGCGGTAAGTCTCTCGAAGCCGTCACAAATGCTCTTGCAAAGGCACAGGAAGGCAACACAGCCTCTTTGGGCAAGCTTGGTGTGGGATTGTCATCGGCACAGCTCAAAACGCTGTCAATGGACGAAATCACAAAGAAGCTTGCAGATACCTTTGAAAATCAGGCATCGGCTAAGGCTGACACATTTCAAGGCAAAATGGCTCGATTGTCACAAGCTTTCGATGAGGGCAAAGAGACCGTCGGGGGATTCATTCTTGATGCCATTACACCGCTTGTTTCGGGCTTTGTGGACAAGGTTATTCCGGCACTTTCCAAAATGTCTGAATCACTCGGTAAAGACCTTGCACAGCCTCTCAATAGCGTCAAAAGCATTTTGACAGATTTTGTCATTCCGGCTTTCAAAGCTCTTTACAGTTATTTGTTCGATTATGTCGTGCCATTTTTCGCAAATGTTTTTGGGCCAGCTCTTGCCGGTTTATCGAGTGCATGGACAAAGATCAAAGATGCCGTCAATGCCAACAGCGATGATCTTGCGCCGTTATTCACGCTATTCAAAAGCGTTGCAACATTTGTCCGAGACAATCTTGGCCCGGCAATTGGTACGGTGCTCAAAGTTTCATTTCAAGTGCTTGGCACAGCCAATTC